ATATTGTGCGTGAGGTGATGCTGTAGTTGCCTGGTATCCACGACCAAAGCCTGGGATAACATTGAGTTGATTGTTTGCTTTGTCAAAGGAGTCAATCCAGATAAGTTCATCATCAATTTCGATGATACCTTTGGCTAGGTTAGAAGATGAGCCAACGGTGATTTCAGTGCTAGTAGTTGTTAAACCAGCAGGGTTAGCAACATAAGTGATGCGGTCTTGGCGTAGTGCATAACCTTGTAGGTTAGCCTTTACCTCGTCCACCAGTTCGTCAAGTGTTGGCATTATTTCCTCTCATACCAGCCATCTCCCCATAGAGTTAGCAGTCGTGCAAAGTATTGTTCGTATTGTGGAGCTATAGCATCTAATGAATATAGGGCTACTGCTCGCTTGTGTATTGCTACTGGATCTAAGTCCTTCACCCACTCTGTAGCTACTGCAAACTCCATTGCATTTCTGCAACGATATCCAGTAACACCTTGTGGATTAGTCTCTGTAAACGCACCCCAGTCTGTGGTAATCGTTGGAGTTCCACAGGCTTGTGCTTCGATAACAACGTTACCGAAAGGTTCTATGTAGAGCGTTGGAGCAAATAGGGCAATTGCACCACCCATTAACTTTGCTCGTTCTTCTGCTCCTACTGGTCCTACCCACTCACCGTATTCAATCTTCGGGTCATTACCAGGTCCTGCCATAATCAGCCTGAGTCCTAGTTCCTTGCATACGTGCTGAGCAACAACTAAACCTTTACGATCTACCATACGTCCGACGTACAGGTAATAATCTTCTTTCTTCTCCTGCAGTGGGAACATCTCTGGCTCTAAGTAGCCAGGGATAACTGCATCATAAAAGTTGCCATCTACCAATGTAGGATTCTTAAACATTGCATAGATGCTGTGCATCCAAGCATATGATTCAAAGACCTTGTACTTGCTAAAGACTCCACCGTAACCAACACCAAACTCTACAGTTATGTGGTTAGGGTAAGCCTTAGCGATAGGTTCTTGTGATGCTCCACCGATAAGACAGATAAAGTCTTTCTTCTCTAGGCGCTTGCCTAGTTCCTTGATGGCGTTACCATTAAATATCTGCCAGTGTGGAAGGTTTACATCAAAGCCTGCTTCTGTAAAGTGTTTACCCTCTAGCGCCTCTTGCTGTTGCTCTTTGGTAATACAGGTAATCAGTTCATCTACTGGGGCTTCGTTGTCTTCGCTTGCATACAGGTAGACCGTGTGGCCTAGGTTCTTCATCATCATACAAAAGCGTCTAACCTTTTCGGTATAGGCGCAGTTGACGTACTCTTTAGTTGTCTGTGTGTGAGGCAGACTAATAACGTGGAATCTCATTGCTTCCCCTATCAGTTTATGATAGGTCTAATGCTACCTCAACCCAAGATAGAGTTGGCTCATCCCACTTGTAAATCTTGCCATCTGTTGGCATAGGAGTTGGAGCATTCCATACGTAAGTCTCAGTATCTAATGTCCAAGAATCGTACGGCTTTGGTGATGCAAAGCCTGTGCCATCCCAAGTGTAACCAACGCCTGCATAGTTTTTATGCAATGGTGTGCCACCTAGAGTGTGAACTCCGCCGTGTGTGTTGTATGAGGTTTGCACCCAAGTACCACCAAGGTTTGCCTCACACCATTCTTTGGTATCGGCAACGATTACGCGCTCAACAACGCCATCAATTACTTTTGCAAAATGTGCCATTTACTTGTCCTTATCTTCACCGTAAAGTGTTGCTGTATTTAATAGTTTTACATCGCGCTTAGTAACAATGCCACCTTTATCATCTAACTGAGACTTAGCAATTGCTTCATCCTCAGCAATAATATGGACCAACATTGTTACTTCATAACTGAAGCATTGTATTGGCTTTGTTTGTTTAATTTTAGCTACGTTATCTTTGGTCATTTGGATCTCCTTATGCTAGGTAACGAACTATAACAATACCTGAACCACCTGCTAAACCTGGACCATCTAGGTCAGCGCCACCGCCACCTCCACCAGTATTTGCAGTACCCGCAGTTGGTTGTGTATTGCGTAGGTTTCCACCAGTTCCACCACCACCAAATCCGCCTGCGCCTAGTGTTCCATTGTCACGAGTTGAGCCACCACCACCGCCTGCATAATAGACAGTTCCACTAACATTTTGACCAGTACCAGTTGCTAAGCCCCAAGAAGAAAATGATGAGGTTCCATTTCCGCCCGCGCCACCAGCACTAGAAGAAGGTTTGGCTTGTCCTACTGCACCTGCTCCACCGCCACCACCGCCGCCACCCCACGATGCGTTTCCATCTCCACCTGCAAAACCTTGACCCGATGTTCCAGGTTGTGCTGTCCTGGTTCCAGAGCCACCTGCACCACCACCACCAGAACCGTTAGATGAAGAACTTCCTGCTGCAGAAAAAGAGTTTCCGCCACCGCCACCAAAAGGTGCCGTTAGTGAACCAAATTGTGAACCCGTTCCTTTACCTGCTTGATTTGAACCAGATGTGGAACCAGCACCACCACCACCGATAGTCACAGTTTGTGCAGTAGATACTGACTGAGATGTATAATTTAATACACCGCCAGCACCACCACCACCACCTTGATCCATACCACCACCGCCACCACCTGCGACAACTAATACATCGCAAGATAAAGTAGATGAAGGCGTAAATGTTCCTGATGCAGTAAATGTGTGGTACCAATAACCACCACTAAGTACTAATGTTCCGCCAGTTGCTTTTGCAAGAGCAGTAATAAAATTGCCTGAAGAAGTAAATGTATGAATCGTGTTACCACCTGATGTGGTTACAGTTCCGCCAGTTGCTTTTTGTGTAGTGCCTGAATAACTAAGAACTACAACTCCTGAACCACCTGCACCACCTGCATAAAAAGTTGGCCCACTTGCGTAAGAGCCACCACCGCCACCACTGCCAGTATTAGTAGAACCAGCACCGCCAGGGCCACCAGTGTTAGCACCACCGCCAGTGCCTCCGCCACCTGAACCACCGCTACCACCGTTATTACCTATTCCAGAATAACCAGCACCACCACCACCGCCTGCTCTAGTTACCGCCGTACCAGTAATTGACGATGACAAACCATTACCACCGTTAGAACCGATATTGTTGGTGGTGTGATTAGTACCAGCCGCACCTGCGCCACCGCCTCCTGCGCCGCCAGTATCGGCTGTACTTGCGCCACCAGCATTACCTTGTCCTGCAGGTGATGCCGCACCTCCTGCACCATTGTTACGAGATGTACCACCACCTGAACCGCCTGAGTTGCCTGTTTTACTTTCTCCACCACCGCCGCCACCACCAGTTGCAGTGATTGTGCTAAAAACAGAATTACTACCATTAGATCCAGTAGAACGGTTTGAGTTTCCAGGACCACCTGCTCCGCCGCTTCCAACAGTAACAGTATATGAAGTACTTGAAACAAGATTTGTTGTAGATGTCAGATAACCGCCAGCACCACCGCCACCGCCAAATGACGCACCACCACCGCCACCACCAGCAATTACAAGGTAGTCAACGGATAAAGATGATATGTTGCCAGCCAACATATCTGTATAGCGCGTGACGGTAGACATACCGCCTGCGTTAGACATTTTGTAAATATAGTTGTTAGAGGCCATTTAGGAAATTTCCACCCCTGAGATATGAAAGTTAATTGTAGTTGCAGATGCGCCACCCTTGATCGTTTGGGTTGTTGCAATTACTTGCTTCAATGGAATAACCGTTGAGTCATTAGCACCAACTGTAACTGTTGTTGCAATGCTCACATCGTTGAGCGACATAGTAAATGTGCCAGCAGCACCTGCGGTATTGGTTACCACAATGTCAGTTACAACAGTGGTCGTTGATGCTGGCACCGTATAGAGCAGAGTTGATGTGGTTGTAGTTGCCGCTCCTCGAAAGAGCGCCTTAGATGTTTGTGGCATTGTTATCTCCTAGTATGCGCCCATTATTACCATTGTGAAATCTGACGGGCCTGTTGCCCCTGTCGGACCTGTAGGTCCTGTTGCACCATTTGTTCCAGAAGGACCAGTAGGTCCTGTAGGACCAGTGACTCCATCTATTCCAGATGGTCCCGTTGCTCCAGTCGCTCCAGTAGGACCAGTAGCCCCAGCAGGGCCAGTGGCACCAGTAACACCAGTAGGTCCAATATCACCTGTAACTCCTTGCGGTCCCGTGGCACCTACTGGGCCTGTTGCCCCTGCAGGTCCTGACGGACCAATATCTCCTGTAACACCCTGTGGACCTGTGGCTCCAATGGGTCCTGTAGCCCCTGTAGGGCCTGTTAGACCTTGGATACCAGTAGGGCCGATGTCTCCAGTTACACCCTGTGGTCCTGTGGCACCTTGTGGGCCAGTCGCTCCCGCAGGTCCTGTCGGACCTGTCGCTCCTGTGTCTCCAGTTGCACCAACTGGTCCCGTAGGTCCAGTATCTCCCGTGACTCCTGTAGCGCCAGCAGGTCCTGTTGGACCTGTAACTCCCGTATCGCCCGTTGGGCCTGTAAGTCCTGTGGGTCCCGTAATTCCAGTAGGACCCGTGGCACCCGTAGGGCCAGTCGGTCCAGTAAGTCCTGTATCACCTGTTGCTCCCGTCGGACCAGTGGCACCAGTGACACCTTGTACACCTGTAGCACCTGTTGGTCCAGTTGCTCCCGTAGGGCCAGTCGGCCCTGTCGGTCCAGTGTTACCTGGAGCACCTTGTGGGCCTTGGTCCTGCGAAAGTTCTACCGCTACTTGTGGTGTTATGTTTTCAATAACAATAATGGTTGTCATATTGTCACCGCTCCTGTCACCACAAACTTGCCTTCAAGTATGCGTGTGATTACGCTACCTGAATCTACTACTAGATCGTATGCGTAACGACTGGCGCTGATATTGCCAGTAGTTGTTGCATCAATAGTTACTGTGATGCGACCATTAGGTCCATCAACGGCGATACGTCCATTGTCATTAGTTGCTACTACAGTTGTAGTAGATGCCCCAACAAATGGGCGCACTGTCATTACGACATCATAGTTCGTCAGATCCCAAGGAGTATTGTCGTTGAGAATCTGGAACTGAAAATTAAATGTAGTTGCCTGGTCACAGACCAAGTTATATTTAGCACTCACTCTGACACCGCTCTGAGAGCTTGCGCTGCAGGTAGTTGAAAAGTATCAGCGATGAGGTTACATACGCCGTTAAAGTCAAGACGATTATCGCTAGTCGTACCCGCAATCGCATTTAGAACTCCCACTGTGTCTGTTAACTCTGTTGATACTTCACGTGCTACAGCCCATTGGCGAGCAGCCAATGCCATATCTACCATTTCTGCAGATGTTCGATAGGTGCCACCATTAGCGAGTCTGTTCATCTCTGCTAGTAAAGTTGTACCATAAACTCCTAGTGCCACCTATTTACCTCAATTCTTTGTAGATCGTGCTACTGCTGCGTTGTCTATTAGATTTGGATAAGGCCTACCTGCTGCCTTAGCTCTAGCCTTTGCTGCAGCCTTTTGCTTTGCTGTTAGCGGGGTTGATTTCTTTTTAGGATTCTTCGTATCCCAGAATGCTGCTTTCTTTTTCATTTACACTTACAATCCCAAGCACGTAGTGACTTGTTTATTCTTGAGTTTGGATCTCTAGCAGTCTTACTAGAAGTGTTCTTGGCCTTCATCCCACACATACGACCACAGAAAGACTTACGTCTTGCTGCAGACTTAGGAGACTTAGCAGCCTCAGCCTTCTTAACTGGAGGCTTGAGGTTCATCCCCTGCGCTTTGGCAGAGGCACGACCTTTTGCATTCAGGCCACCCTTTGGGTTCTTACCTTCTGCTCTCTGCCACGCTGGAGACTTTGCCATTTACTTAGCAGACTTGCCCATCGCACCAGTTTGCACTGATTCGTATGTCTCATACTTCTTAGCACCATCGTATTGCTTGTCAGGTGTTGGGTACTTTGTGATGTCTTCTTCGTAGTTTTCCATTACTTCTTCTTTCCCATCTTCTTAACCTGCTTCTTAATCATCTTCTTGCCAGTCTTCTTAGCCTTGGCCATAGCCGCTGCCTTGCCTTTTTCTGTGTATGGAAACTTCTCACCATTTACCATTGGCATAACATTCTCCTTAGTCTTTGAAGGTCATTGTGGTTGAATCAAAGGCTTTACCAGCATCGTTGGAAAGCCTTACTGCTGCATCTATATCTTTTTGCTTTGTTGAACTTGGTTCGATTCCCTGACGCACTGCGTCGTAATAGGAACCTAACTCTTTGTCGTGCTGCTTGGCAGTGGGTATACCTCTGTGGTTTGCTGCCCCTACACTCAACTCTAGTTCGCCTATCTTGCAACCAAAGCAACCATCTACATATTCAGGATGGGTTGTTCGTCTATGTAGGCTCATACTATCGGTGTCACATAATCGCCGTAGCCAGCATTGATAAGAACCTGTGCTTGACCATCGCTGATCTCGTACTCGTGTCCACCAAGGAAGTAGTAACTAGCAGCAGCTAGATCATCTTGGCTGGGAGTCATAGTCAAAGTAACATTAGTTCCATTAACGATCAATGTTTGGCCACGTGCTACATCTGTCATACTAGGTGCGATAGGGCCATCAATAGTTCCACCTATAAAGCGACGACCTGCAAGGCGAGCATAAGGAGTGAACTCGTTATAGCCTCCGCCCCAAGTTTGCCACTGGTAAGGAGTTGTTAGTGTGTATGCCATATCCAACCTTTCATAAGTAGCAGAGGTGGGTTTGACCCCACCCCTGCCGAACGGAAATTATCCGTTAGTTGCTGCTGACTCAATACGATA